AAGATGTGGCCCCCACCCCCCTACACCCTCGTATTTAACATAATCCCTTCCAAAAAATTCCTAACTTTTTACTTGCCAAGATGTAACAGTAGAGTGTAACAGCGATGAACAATCAAAAAGAGGAGAAATACAATGGCTGTTTATGGATATACTCGCGTCTCGACTGAAGACCAGATCGAGAACACATCACTCGATGACCAAGCCCGCCAAATACAAGGCATCGCGCTCACGCATAATTTGGAACTGGAGCATATATACGAAGAGCGCGGCGTCTCTGGCGGTGTCCCGCTGCTCCGCCGAGAAGAAGGTTGCAAGCTGGCGTTCCTTCGGCCCGGCGATACGGTTATCGTATCGAAGCTAGACCGTATGTTCCGTGACGCACGGGACGCACTAAACGTGATTGCCGACTGGGAGACGGCGAACATCAATCTGATCATCAATGGCTATGGTAATGTCATGGACAAAGCCAACCCGAACGGACGCTTCATGCTAGAAATCATGGCCGTCTTCTCAGGCGAAGAGCGCCGCCGTATTAGAGAACGTGTCACCGCCGGTAAAAGAGCAAAGCGGTCACAGGGTGGATATGTCGGTGGCAAAGTACCATTTGGGTATAAGAAGTCAGGCACAGGCCGCAAGGCCAAGCTGCATCCAGAACCAAACGCGCAGGACGCAATGATTACAATGAAAGCCGCACGCGTTAAAGGCCATAGCTACCGCGATATTGCTATTATCGTAGCAAAGCGTCATGGTATATCAGTCAGCCATCAAACAATCGCACGCGTAATCCGGGGAGATAAGAATGACGAAATCTGAGCCGAACTTCTTTTTGGAGTTCCTGAAGAAATACCGCGATGATCCCGTAGGGTTCGTGCGGGATATTCTGAGAACTAAGCCAGACCCTTGGCAAGTCGAGTTTCTGAAAGCGATTAGCGCCGGGAACCGTCGTATCTCCGTCCGCTCAGGCCACGGTGTGGGTAAATCTACAGCCGCAAGCTGGGCCATGCTTCATTACTTCCTGACGCGGTATCCCGTGAAGGTTGTTGTGACTGCGCCGACATCCGCACAGTTGTTCGATGCGATGTTCGCGGAACTGAAGCGATGGGTGAATGAACTACCTGAAGTGCTGAAGGTTCTGATCGAAGTCAAGGCCGACCGTATCGAACTGAAGGCCGCAGCCAGTGAAGCCTTTATCTCCGCCCGAACGAGCCGAGCAGAAACGCCAGAAGCCTTGCAAGGTATCCACGCCGATAACGTGCTGCTCGTCGCCGATGAGGCGTCGGGTATACCTGAAAGTGTGTATGAAGCTGCGTCCGGTTCTATGTCCGGCCATAATGCGACAACGCTTCTTCTGGGAAACCCTACGCGAAACAGCGGATTGTTCTATGATACGCACAACCGTCTGAAGGGTGAATGGAAAACCTTCCACGTTAGCTGCCTCGACAGCCCACGCGTGTCCGATGCGTTTGTCCGAGAGATGCAGTTGCGATACGGTGACGACAGCCCAGCGTATCACGTCCGTGTTCTTGGTAACTTCCCACCGCGTGAAGAAGATACCGTTATCCCTGTCGAGTTGATTGACGGGGCCATGAACCGCGAGATCAAGATTGCCAAGAACACCAAGAGCGTATGGGGCTTAGACGTTGCGCGTATGGGTTCCGATGCCAGCGCACTCGCCAAGCGGCGCGGCCCAGTTGTTGAAGAGATACAGACTTGGAAAGGTCTGGACCTGATGCAGCTAACAGGTGCAGTCGTTGCCGAGTATGAGGCGCTGACGCCATCGGAGCAGCCAGTCGAGATACTGGTCGATAGCATCGGGCTTGGAGCGGGTGTCCTTGACCGTCTGCGCGAACTGGGTCTACCAGCGCGTGGCATTAACGTAGCCGAAAGCCCCGCGATGAAAGGGACTTACGCCAACCTACGCGCCGAATTGTGGTTCAAGTGTAAAGGATGGCTGGCGAACCGCGATGTTAAGATACCGAAGGATGAGCAGTTGTTCGCCGAGTTGGCGTCACCGCGTTACACGTTTACATCGTCGGGCAAGATGCAGATCGAGAGCAAGGAAAGCATGAAGAAGCGTGGGCTTCCATCGCCAGATAAGGCGGATGCTTTATGCTTGTGCCTTGCCACCGATATATCGACTATCATGCACGGCTACTCAATGGCCAACAAGTCCGGAGCCTTGCGTAGGAATATACGGGGCATTGTTTGACATAAACTAACGATGTGATATATTTGTTTTGCCCGGCAGGTTTTTCTCTCTCCCTCTCCTGTCGGGCAACATAGGCAGCTAGGGGTGTGCGCGGTTTATCCGGTAATAGCGATGGAACGATAGGATGCTGCCCCGTTTGTTCATCCCGCCGCCACCCCCTTTTTTGCTTTTCTTGAAATGTTATGCTATAGTTATCCATAGGGGTCGGACCTATGCGTACAAAGACTTGTCCAAAATGTGGCGAAGAGAAGGCTATAGATGACTTCTACTTCCAGAGACGCACCTGTAAGCCGTGCGTGCGCGAACACCAACAACGCTTTAGAGACGCTGACCCAGACTATAACCGCAATCGTAACCTTCAACGCCGGTACGGTATTGACGTCGAGGAATATCGTAACCTAATCGCTGACCATAATTTTGCTTGCGGTATTTGTAAGGTAGAAATACCTGAGACAATAGCGTATAAGGGTAAGAGATCAGGTGTCGTAGACCATAACCATGAGACTGGGGACATACGCGGCATACTTTGTCAGAAGTGTAATTTAGTTCTTGGCCACGCTAGAGAAAATACAGATATTCTTTACCGGGCCATTGTGTACTTGAGTGAGCGCGGCGCGTATACGCCGAAGAGACAGGTTTAGTTGCATGGTTGCGAAGCGTTTTCAAAATCCAAAGGGTGGCCTCAATGAAGCGGGCCGTAGCCACTTCAAGAAGACTGAAGGGGCCAACTTGAAAGCACCTGTCAAATCAGGTGACAATCCACGGAGAGCATCATTCTTAGCGCGCATGGGGAACACACCGGGGCCAGAGCGTAATGCGAAAGGCGAACCAACCCGCCTGCTCCTATCGCTGCAAGCGTGGGGTGCGTCATCTAAAGCAGACGCGAAGTCGAAAGCCAAAGCCATATCAACCCGAAACAAGGGGAAGTCAAAATGAAGATGGGTCTATACAGCAACATCGCAGCCAAGAAGGACCGGATCAAAGCTGGTTCTGGTGAAAAGATGCGTAAGCCGGGAACCAAAGGCGCTCCTACTGCGGCTGCGTTTAAGGCTGCGGCCAAGACCGCAAAGCCGATGAAAGCTAAAAAGAAGTGAAGGGTGTAAAGCACTACCTACCAAATGGCACGGAGTGGAAAGGCGCTACCCATAAAATGGGTGCGGCTTTGTATTCTGGTAAAGAGCATGGCAGTACTTCTAAAAAACTTGTACACGCCAAAGACGTCAAGACTAAAAAGAAGTAAGGCTAAAACATGGCATATCGCAATAACCGTAAGCCGACTAAGGCCACTATGGATAAGAACAACCGTATGTATCAAGATACGGGGGTTCCTAACGCCAACTCTGAGAACGGCGATAGCGAAGACATGTACAATGAAACTTCAATGGAACTTGCCGACGGTACGGAAGTTACTATTGAAGAGCCTGAAATGGAAGACGAACAGGTAGAAGACCCTGTATCCGAAGAAGAACTTCAGAACATTATCACCGCTGAGATTGACGACGCGCAAGATTACATCGACGATGTTATCTCGCCGGAGCGTGCGCTTGCTGGCCAATACTATAAGGGCGAACCTTTCGGCAACGAAGAGGAAGGCCGGTCGCAGGCGATGTCTATGGATGTACGGGATACTGTACAGGCCATGATGCCGTCGATTATGAAAGTATTCTTCGCGGCGAACAACGTCGTCGAGTTTGCGCCGAACGGCCCTGAAGATATTGAAAGCGCGCAGCAAGCAACGGATTATGTTAACTACTGCCTGACACGCGACAACAACCTATTTAGCGAATGCTATTCCACATTCAAGGACGCACTGATCCGTAAGAACGGTATCATGAAAGTCTGGTGGAATACTGAGAAAGATGTCACGACCCATTACTTTACGGGTCTGGACGAGGCTACCTTCTCGGTTCTTCAGGCCGATGAAAACATCGAAGTTAAGGACGTAGAGATTACCTACGGCCCAGTGCCGATGGTTCCGCCTGAAATGATGGGTATGCCAGCCCCGCCCCCACCCGCGACATACGACTGCACTATTGTTCGTACAGTTGAGAAGGGCCGTCTGTGCGTTCAGTCCGTACCGCCAGAAGAGTTTCTGATTGACCGCCGTGCGCGTTCCATTGAGACAGCCGAGTTTGTAGCCCACCGTCGTTACGTTACCGTGTCCGATCTTGTGAAGATGGGCTACGATTTCGATGAGGTCCAAGACCTTGGCTACGAAACGCTTGATGACTTTGAAGGCAACCAAGAAGCCTTCGACCGTAACCCACAAGCGTTCGTTCAGATTACTGGCCGCACAGATACGACATCGCGCAAAGTCCTATACATCGAGGGCTATGTGTATGTTGACATGGACGGCGACGGGATTGCGGAACTTTGCCGCGTCTGCGTTGCTGGCTCGGCTAACAAGATACTGCACTACGAACCCTGCGACTTTATTCCGTTCGTAGACTTCTGCCCCGATCCAGAGCCGCACACATTCTTCGGTATGTCGATTGCCGACGTGACGATGGACATTCAGCTTATCAAGTCGAATATCCTGCGTAACACGCTGGACAGCTTGGCTCAGTCAATCCACCCACGCACGGGTGTTGTTGAAGGCCAAGTCAACCTTGAAGACGTAATGAACACCGAAGTTGGTGGCATCATCCGTATGCGCGCACCAGGTATGGTGCAGCCGTTCACTATGCCGTTCGTCGGACAGCAAGCCTTCCCGATGTTGCAATACATGGATGAACTGCGCGAGAACCGCACAGGTATTTCCAAGGCCGCATCTGGCCTCGATGCAAACGCGCTTCAGTCTTCGACCCGCGCTGCTGTTGCGGCCACGATTACCGCAGCGGCGCAACACATCGAACTGATTTGCCGTATCTTCGCTGAGACAGGCATGAAGGGCCTGTTCCGCAAGTCAATGCAGCTTATCACCAAGAACCAAGACGCGCCGCGCATGGTGCGTCTGCGCAACACGTTCGTTCCGATTGACCCACGGGTATGGGACGCGAACATGGATGTTGTCGTCAACGTCGCTATTGGCACGGGCAGCAACGAAGAGAAGATGGCGTTCTTAGGTCAAGTCGCAGCCAAGCAAGAGATGTTGATGCAGACCGGCGCGCCGTTGGTTGACATGCAAGGCTACTACAATACGCTGGCGCAGATGATGGCGCTGGCTGGATACAAAGACCCAACTGTATTCTTCAAAGACCCAGCCATGATGCCGCCCCCGCCACCGCCTGCACCACCGCAGCCGACACCGGAAGAGATGCTGTCTCAGGTTCAGATGGAAGCAATCCGTGCGGACATCCAGAAGAAGGCAGCGGAACTTGAGTTGCAGCGCGAAGAGATGCTGCGCAAGGACGACCGTGAGCGCGACAAACTTGACGCCGACCTAATGATTAAGGCGGCTGAACTTGAAGCTAAGTACGGCGCTCCGGTCAACACGGCTGGCATTGAAGCGATGATGCTGCGTGACCGTGAGTTAGTTCGTCAACAAAACGAAATGGATCGTGCGGCGACGCAAGCTGCGCAGGCTGTACAGAACGCGCAGATGGCACAGGCAGTTCAGCAAGCGCAGATGCCAACTGAAATGCAGACGCCCGTTGAACTCCCACCAGAAGGGATGATGTAATGCCCTTTGGTGATACACCCGGACTTAACGCTGGTTTCGGACGTCCAGATTTCATGATGCCAGTAGGCGAACTGATTACGTCTGCTCTATCTAACAAAGGAAACGCGACTGGCTTTGGTCAGGATAACACTTTCCGCGTCCGTGACGAACAAGAAATACGCATGGTAGACAACAAGGGCAAAGTGCTGTTTAGTGGCTTTGGCCCTGAAGCGGCCCGGCAAGCGGTCGCCCTAGGACAATCTATAACAGACGAAAAAGGTAACAAGGCTGGCTGGATGATCCAGACTGGCGACCGTTACCTTAACACCGACGGCAGTGTGGGCGGCACGCGCTGGAACGATGTTGCCCGCGAGAAAGTTAACGAGAACGTTCTCGGCAAGATTGCGGATGTGGCGTTGCCGATTGCCGCCAGCTTTATCCCCGGCGTTGGCCCAATTCTTGGCGCGGCTTTGGGTTCTGCGGCGTCAAGCGTTGCCCAAGGGCGCAGTCTAGAAAACACATTGCTCCGAGCCGGATTATCCGCTGCCAGTGCCGGTGCGGTAGGGGCTACTGGGGCTGATAAAGCACTTGGCGGCGTGTTGGGAGAAATCGGGGGTACAGTCGCGGGCAAGACTGCGGAAGAATTAGCAAAGCAAGCCACAGGCGACATCGTAGTCACTGGCCTTTCACAGGCGTTGCAAGGCGCAGGCGGCGCGCTCGGCCAAGCGGCTCTATCGGAAGCAGCCAACGCAGCTTCGCGTGCACTAAGCGGCTACCAGACACCCGCCGAGCAGTTTGCGCAACAGCCGTTACCGGAAGCGTTGCTACCGCCAGTTGATATGTACGCCGGTATAGAACCTATCATTGTCAGCGGCAACAGGGCCATATCTGGGTCTGGCTTACCGTTCGGAGCGGCGTTCTCTGTCCCTGTCAACGAGATGCTTTCGGGCGAATTGGCTGCAAACCAACCCAAAACGGCGGAAGATATCGAGGCCGAGCGGAACCCGATAGTTGTCGAGGCCAACGTGCCTACGGTAACGCCAGACCCCGGTCTAGGCTCCGCCCTTGCAGGTCTACCTGCGGTGCTCGGAACTCTCCCAATGGACGCTGCCCTTGCGGCGGAAGCACCGCCTTCTGGTAAAGATGGCGTTCTCGGCACTGGCCTGACCATACCGCAACTCCTATCCATTGGTGGTGTCGGGGCTGATCTTCTGCAAAGCCTTTTGGCTGGCGGTGGCGGCACAGGTACGGCAACGCCGTATGTCTCCCCATTTGGCACGGGCGCAGGCTTTGCCCCCCGCCAAGATATGCGCGTCAATCCGAACATCTCGGATTATGAGCGGTATGGTTTTGGCCCAGAAGCTATGTTCTTTCAGCCGCAGTATAGTGGCCTTCTTCCGGCAAACGCCCCTGCGCCACAAGCGCAGCCCGCGATGACCATCAACCCCGCTTTGATGCCGTTGATCTAATGGACCCTATATCAAAAGCTAACCACGCAAAGCGTCTTCTTGATGATGAACTTCTCAAGGAAGCGTTTGCCCAAGTGGAAAAAGATATTTTTGAAGAGTGGCGCATGTCGGGTTACGCCGACGACGACGCCCGCTCCAACATGTTTCACACGCTCAAAGGACTTGAGCGGTTGAAAGCCCGCCTACAGGCAATCCTTGACGACGGCTTAGTCGCCAAATCGAGGAGTTAACATTTAACAAAAAAGGTGCTATATGACGGAACAAGTCGGCAACCCCAGTGGTGGGATCGGCCTCCACGAAGCAACACTAGCCATCGACCAACTGCTTGGCCCGGATGAGGACAACCAAGACACGGACGAGGCGCAAGAGCCTGAAGAGGCTCAGGACGACGCGGATGAACCTGAAGCCGAGGAGTACTCGGAAGAAGAGGAAGACGAACAGTTCGACCGAGATGAAGAGGAAGACACAGAAGAGGTTATCGAACAGGAACTTCCTGACGATCTAACCATCAAGGTTAAACTTGACGGTGAAGAAACGGAAGTCACCCTTGACGAACTTCGGAAAGGTTATTCTCGTTATTCGGATTATACACGGAAAACTCAGGCACTAGCCGAAGAACGCAAGTCGTTCCATAGCGAAGCCGAAGCAATCCGTGTGGAACGCGCTCAATACGCGGAACTGCTCCCGACGCTTAAAGCGCAAATCGAGATGCAGTCCGAGGCTGAGCCTGACTGGGACAACCTTTATAATGAAGACCCCATTGAGGCAGCGCGGTTAGAACGGCATTGGAATAAGTCTCGTCAGGAACGAGCCGCTAAACTTCAGGCAATTAACACTGAACAGCAGCGGATTGCAGAAGAGATGAGCAAAGAGCAACAGCGGGCATTGGCTGACATTGTGCAGTCAGAGCGCGCCAAACTTACCGAAGTCATTCCTGAATGGAAAGACGAAGGCACAATGCAGAGCGAAGCTAAGGAACTTCGTGAATGGGCTTTGGCTAATGGGTTTAGCGAACGCGACCTAGGCGCACTGGTTCAGGCCACTCATGTTTCGATCCTACGCAAAGCTATGATGTTTGATAAGGGTTCTAAGAAAGTGGAAAAAGCAAAGGCACAGCCAAAGAAGGTTGCGCGTATTGTTCGCCCAGGTTCTTCAGGTACTCAAGTCAATAATCGTTCTACCGATGTAAAGAGAGCGTCCCAGCGCCTTGCGCGTACAGGCCGTGTTGCAGACGCAGCGGCCTTATTGGATAAACTCATTTAATAAGGATTTGGACTAATGGCTATTGTAGCAAATACATTTACCCGGTACTCCGCTATCGGTATTCGTGAAGACTTGTCGAACGTTATCTATAACATCTCGCCAGAAGAAACTCCGTTCATCTCGAACATTGGCCGCGAAAGCGTCAAGAACACCTACTTCGAGTGGCAGACAGACGTTTTGGCTGCGGCCTCAGCTTCTAACGCTGCACTTGAAGGTGACGATATTTCTTCGTTCACTGCTGTTTCGCCAACCACACGCGTTGGTAACTACACGCAGATCAGCACGAAGAACGTTGTTATCTCCGGTACGCTTGAAGCAGTCGATAAGGCTGGTCGTCGTAACGAAATGACCTATCAGCTTGCAAAGCTGGGTTCGGAACTGAAGCGTGACATGGAAAGCGCATTGCTTGCCAACCAAGCGTCTGTTGCTGGTAACACCACAACTGCACGTCGTACCGCTGGTCTGCCTGCATGGTTGACCTCGAACACCTCGTTCGGCACAGGCGGCGCAAACCCAACTGTAGGTTCGACCCCGACTGCTGCTCGTACCGATGGTACGCAGCGTGCATTCACTGAAGCCCTTCTGAAGGGTGTTATCCAGAGCGTCTGGACTTCAGGTGGTACGCCTAAGATGTTGATGGTTGGTCCGTTCAACAAGACCGCCGCTTCTGCCTTCACCGGCATTGCGACGCGCTTCCGTGACGTTCCTGCTGGTCAGCAGGCACAAATCATCGGCGCAGCCGACATTTATGTGTCTGACTTCGGTACGGTCAACATCGTTCCTAACCGCTTCCAGCGTGACCGTGATGCGTTCGTTGTCGATCCTGATTACGCATCGTTGGCAGTTCTTCGTCCAATCCAGAAAATGGACTTGGCGAAAACTGGCGATGCCGAGAAGGCTCTGCTCCTTGTCGAGTATGGTCTGAAGGTGAACAACCAAGCGGCTCACGGTATCGTAGCTGACTTGACCACCTCGTAATAAGGTATAAATGGGTGAGGGGGCCAAGTGCCCCCTCATCTAACTATTGAGGGTTTTATGACCAAACGCCTTATCAACGACGATGCTTTCACAGGTGTCAAAACTTTTTACGATTATGATGCCGGTAAGGACGAAGCGATCATCTCGAAAGAGCAAGACGTTTCCGCAATCATCGAGCAGAACAAACGCGAGTTCAACGAAGCGCCGGAACGCTGGGGTGAGTGGACAAAGGTTGGCAGCATTCCGATTTCAGTGTATTACGAACTTGAGCGCCAAGGTATTACACAAGACCAAGAGGCGATGAAGAAGTGGTTGAACGATCCAGATAATCGTTACTTCCGCACAAGGCCGGGGACTGTTTAATGGCGATTACGACGTATTCGGAGTTGAAGACCGCAGTCGCCGATTGGCTCAATCGGAGCGATTTGACTTCTGCTATTCCGAACTTTATCTCGCTTGCTGAAGCGCAGATGAGCCGCCAAATCCGTCACCGCAAGATGGTGACGCGGGCGACCGCAACTATGGATACGCCGTACTTTGCTGTTCCTGCTGACTGGAAAGAAACAATCCGGTTCCAGTTGAACACAAACCCTATCACGCCGCTGGTCTACGTCACGCCGGAACAGCTTCTCGAAGACAGCCAACTTTACAGTGCTGGCGGTCAGCCGATGTTCTTCACGACCGTTGGCCAGCAGTTTGAAGTCCTGCCGCAACCCGACGGATCGTATGCCGCGGAACTTCTCTACTACGCCAAGCTGACGCCATTGTCTGACGCAGCGCCGACTAACTGGCTTTTGACTGAAAGCCCAGACATCTACCTGTACGGCACGCTGGCTCAGTCCGCGCCGTACTTAAAGGAAGATGAACGCACCGCCATCTGGACTTCTTTGTATGAGAAGCTGGTAGAAGATATGCGCATCGCCGACGAGCGTGCGCGTATTGGTTCGTCTAAACTGAAACCCCGCATAAGGACATTCGGATGAGTTTTTCTAATTATCTTGAGAACAAGGTTCTCGGCCATGTGTTCGGTGCAACGCCATACACCGCGCCTGCGACGCTTTACGTTGCACTGTTTACGTCTGATCCCGGCGAGACTGGTTCAGGGACGGAAGTCTCTGGTGGTTCGTATGCGCGTCAAACGATTACGTTTACAGTCACGGCCAACCAAGCGTCCAATACGGCAGCTATTGAGTTTCCAACTTGTACTGCTGCATGGGGAACAGTGACCTACGCTGCGATCTATGACGCGGTAACTACTGGAAACCTTCTGGCTTATGGCGCGTTGACCACAAGCAAGACGATTGCAAGCGGTGACGTTCTCCGTATTCCTGCGGGCGACTTCGACATCAATTTGGACTAAGTAGATGGCTGGCTACGGCAGCGGTCTATACGGACGCGGTAATTATGGAATAGACCCTAAAGAGGCGTCTATTGCCGTAACTGCCGCGTCTAGTGTTGCCGTAACCGCCAATCGTGTTCAGAGTATTTCCATCGCGTCTAGCGCGGTATCATCCACAACTGTTGTGGCAAATCGTGTCCAGAGCGTATCTGCGACATCGACAGCCACATCGTCCACGACTGTCACCGCCAACCGGGTTGCGTTTGCGGCGATTACAACAACGGCAACATCTAGCGTCTCTGTCGCCGCTCAGAGGTTGGCTGTGGCCTCGATCACAGTTAATGCGCTGTCGTCTACATCTGTTACCGCCAATCGCGTCCAGAGCGTTTCCGCGACCGTTAGCGCGGTATCTTCTGTTAGCGTCTCGGCTATCCGCTACGCCAACATCGTGGTTTCATCAACTGCCACATCATCGACATCCGTTGCAGCGCAGAGAATTGCTCTTGCAAGCGTAACGGACACCGCGACATCAAGCGTATCAGTAAGCGCAAATCGTATTGCGCTGGCGGCAGTAACGTCAAACGCCACATCATCAGTAAGCGTATCGCTTCAAGGTGTGTTCCTTGTGATTGTCGCATCGAATGCGACGTCATCGACAAGCGTTACCGTAAACCGCCGAATGACGGTTGCCGCTAACTGTAACGCACAATCTAGCGTCACTATTAACGGCACAAAGAAGTGGGAGCCAGAGCCAATCACGCCAGAAACGTGGACGGCTGCGGCTGATACATCCGAGACTTGGACACCCGCCGAAGTAATTGCAGAAACTTGGACACCACAATCCACAACAAACGAGACATGGACGCCAATTTCTGATACAGCAGAAATATGGCAGCAAGCTGCGTGAGGACTTAAATGGCTGATACAACCACAACAAACCTTGGATTAACGAAACCTGAAGTCGGCGCATCCGCCGATACTTGGGGGACAAAGGTTAATACCGATCTCGATTTAGTCGATGCGCTCTTTGCGGCGGCTGGTACAGGAACTTCCGTTGGCTTAAATGTCGGTGCGGGCAAGACGCTGGCCATCGCGGGTAACGTCTCCGCCAATGGCGCGACGATCAGCCCTACGGAACTTAGCTATCTTGATGGTGTGTCATCCGCCATCCAGACGCAGCTTAACGCGAAGGCTCCGTCAAACAGCCCGACTTTTGTTACGCCTACCCTCGGCGCGGCTTCAGCCACCAGTATTGCCAACGCCCTTGGTGCGGTTGGCACGCCGTCCTACACCTTCACAGGTGATACCAATACGGGTATTTATTCTCCCGCAGCCGACACCCTTGCATTCGTAGAGGGCGGCGTCGAAGCCATGCGCATCGACAGCAGCGGCAACGTCGGGATTGGTGGGTCTTCGCCGGGCACGAAATTTTACGTTAACGGCGGCATTGCTATTCACGGCGCGTCTTTCCCAACAAGCGGCGTTGGCATAGAGGCGCTTTGGGATGGCACACAGTCTGTTATCCAGAGTTACAACCGCAATACTTCGGCTTATCAACCACTCCGCTTCGACGGCAGTGCGCTTCAGCTATTCACAAGCGGGACACAGAAAGCCATAATCACCAGCGCGGGTGATGTCGGGATTGGTACGAGTTCGCCGGGTGCGAAGTTGGATGTTTCTGGATCAGGGGTCTCTATTGGTGCGCGCATAACCAACACCACCGCCTCTGGCTTTGGAAGCTTTGAGTTCTCAGACGGCAGTAACACTAAGGGTCAAATCTGGGCGGGTAACGCAAGCTACGCTTCATTCGGCGGTGCAGGGTCGATGAACTATTCCGCCAACAGCGGACCGCATGTTTGGCATACAAACTACACAGAACGTATGCGCATCGACAGCAGCGGCAACGTCGGGATTGGTAACAGCGCACCAACCGCAAAGCTGCACGTTTTTGGTAACAACGGGACATTCGGTACAAACTCCTTCTTCGGCCTCAACGGGTCAACGGCAGGTATTGCCATTGGAAACAACGGGGCAATCGGTCTTATCCAAGGTCAGGCCACGGCGCTATCCGCTACCGCTGCTGATATTGGTATTCAGGTAAACGGCGGCAACGTCGGGATTGGTACGAGTTCGCCGGGTAAAAAATTAGATGTAGTGGGTCAGTTTCGTATTCAAGGGAACGCTGCTTCTGGGTACGCACTTGCTGAGTATGGAAGTTCTGCCACAGCCACCAACAACTGGCATGTAGGTTCCGAAGGCGATGGCACATTCCGTTGGTATAACGGAAGTTTCGGTGCTGGCACAGAACGTATGCGCATCACCAGCGGTGGTAACGTCGGGATTGGGAAAACACCAG